AGACAGCGCCCCTTTAACTCTTTCAACTACTGCTACAAGACTTTCAACTTTTGCCGTATCCCCCGTAATTTCTGATGACTTTAGCAAACCGTTAGTAAAAGTATCTGTCTATTTCCCTACTGCCGAAGAAGACGATATATTTTACGTAGACTCTGTAATGTTAATTGAAGGGCTTTCAACAGAAGACTACTTTCAAGGTAACGGCGGGTTAGATCCTATAGACCCAAACATTAACGTTTTTTATGCGTCTACTGACTGCAACTGGGAAAAAAGAAAGCAACTAAACCTAGTTACTAACTCTGCATTTTCAGACACTGAAAAATGGACTGCAGCTGCTGGAACTACATTTACAGTAAGCACTTCCAACCCATTGTTTGGCACTAAGCGAGGAAACGTGTCTGCTTCCGGGGGTGGGGCTATCTCAACCACAGTTTATTACCCTGGGGGAGCTTGCATTGGCGGAGAAGATTTAGTTATTAGCGCATATGTTAAAAACGTTGCTGGAACGTATTCCATTGAGACATCAGGACAAGCAAAAAACTCCTTTAAGATATCTTCTAGTGATGCCTCTTCTTGGACTAGAATTGATGTTCCTAGAATTGCAGGGGTAGGAGAAACTAGCTTTACTATAACTATCTCATTAAGTGAAGCTGGTTCTGGAGTTAAAGTTTTCCATGTTGATGGTGTACAAGCAGAGTTTGGACGAGTTGCAACTCCGTTTATTGACCCTTCAAATCAAAGCACAACTGTCTCAGCTAACCCAGCTCAAGCTGGAGAAACAGTTTCTTACGCATACTCTGCCATGACTAATGCGGGGTACAGTTTTTATGGAACACGCTATTTAGAGAAGTATGAAAGATTGTCTGCCTCTATAGATTTAGTAACTCCTCTAGGATCTTCTTACCTTCTTTCTTTTGAAAAGTCGTTAACTGATCTAGAAGAGATTCCAAACAGCCTAATTCCTTCATCTTCTTTTGAGCTTACTCTAAAGGGATGGAATGGGGTAAACGCATCGATTAAAAAGTCACTATCTCGAGGAACTTTGTTTGATGAAATTTTAACTCAAGGTGCGGCTTTCTGTAAGGTTTCTGCTGCTTCTAGCGGGACATTTGGTATAGAAACAGACTTATTAACAGTTACCCCTGTAACTGGATACTACACCTCTGTAGCAATAAAGCCTGAAAACGAAGATGCTTACGGCACCTATAAACTAAAGCTTAAGTGGTATGCAGAAAGTCAAGGACTTTTAAGAGAAAAAATAAGTACTGTAGTACTTAACAGACATGATCGCTGGGCTTATCTAGATATTGTTGCGCCTGGAAATAAAACAGTAACCGTAGTAGGAGCATCCGTAGTAAATAACTACATAACCCTAACCACTGCGGGAGAACATAAATTCTCTGTCGGGGAAGACCTTATCGTAGTAGTTAATAACCGGGTGGAGCTAAGCGGCCCTATGACTGTTGAGGCAGTAACCCCTACGACTTTCTCTTTTACTAGACCTGCAACAAACTTAGCTCAAACTACTGTAATAGGCTCTGCTAGCTTTAGTAACACTGGCGTAGCTTTTGCAAGTGTTGAAGTTTTGTGCGAACCCTACTCCCCTGGAGCTGGTGTAACCTTCCACCTTGACAAGGTAATTTTTAGAGAGTAGGTTTTCCCCATGACTGAACTTCTTGTAGCAGCTTGGGCGGTAGCTTGCATATTAACTGCTATAGAAGAACTATTAATATCCCTAGGAAAATGGAGAGGCTTACTAGCCTTATCTATGAGCACAGTAGCGTGCTTAGTACTACTGCCTTTGGGTTGGGAGCAAATCTTTTACTCTTTAGCTGCAGCTTTCTTAGGCCTAACATCCTCAGTCATAGTAGAGAACCTAGTTACCGGTACCCCTGACCGAGTTACTCGTGGCTTGCCAAGAAGGATACCTCCGCTATAGAGTTTGTCCTCCAAGAAGGAGGAGACATGAAGTCCGCATATTCAGACCCAAACCTTTCGCTTCGTGCTAGAGGTTTATTTGCATATTATATTGAAGTAGGTAGAGTTTTATCTGCCGACGAAATGTCAGCATCAGTTCCAGAAGGACGGGATGCTATTAGAAACGCTATGGCTGAACTTAAGTTTCATAAGTATATAAAGGCCGTACGACACCAAGATAATTCTGGGCAATGGCGTACACTTTTAAAGTTCACCGACGACGGCTTTTCAGGCGTTCTATACATTGACAGTAATAAGCTGACTAGTACTAGTGATATATCTACTAGTGATACAAATATAGATACAGTTACTAACGTAACTGTATCTATAGGGGCTGCGCCCCAAAAAGGAAAAGGAGATGCCGTTATGGGATGGCCAGGACTAGAAGAAAACACAACCCCCGAAAAACCAAAGCGCAAGGTCATTTTAGAAACTGATGATGATTCTGGCGCTATTGGCAAAGTCAGTACTTTAAAAGTCGGTGGGGCAAAACTTAAGAAGACCAAGGTAGAGCGAGAATCCCGCAATAGGATTAATATTCCTGAAGAGGATTGGATTGCCCGCGACCTGTGTGCAGAGTTCTATGATTTGCTTGCTACTATCAATGTGCACAACGCTCCGAATCAAATGAATGCAAAGCACCTTGCCACTTGGATTAACAAACGAATTGGAGAAGGTGTTCCTGGTTCAGCTATTCTTAAGGGAATGCGAATGTTCTTTAACGATCCTAGAATGTTTTACGATATTGGTGTAGGTTTGCCTATCTACCAACGTTTTATGAAGTACTACGGAACAATTCATGGACTTGTCAGCCAAGTTGCAGAATCTACAAAGTTAGACGAAGATACGTTGGCACATCAGGAGAAGCTACTTAAGATGTTGGAGGGGTGATGTATAACATTTCAGAGTTGCCTGGAACCATACGGGCGCAGATCAACGGGGCAAACCTCCCAATGAAAACCATTGGGTGGGAGTTCTCAGATATTGAGCCTTCCGACTCCCTAGAAAAGGTCAAGATGTGGGTAGAGATGGTCAAGTCTGGGAAGATCATTCAAGCAGCCGGAAATCCTAATTGCGGCCGTGGATTGCTCCTGGTAGGGGACCCAGGTCACGGAAAGACTACTCTCGCCTCTACGGCTCTCCAGGAGCTTATTAGGGGTATGTCTAGGGAGGCCTGGGGCCTTCCAGATTCGAACCCAAAGCGACCAGCCATGTTTATGGACTATCCCAAGCTTTTGAGGGTCCAGAAGACTCAGTGGTCTGATTTTGACGATAGCGTCGAAACTATGATCAATGGGATTTACGGAGAGGGCTCCAAAGAAAATAACGTTCGAACATTTGTTCTAGACGATTTGGGCAAGGAGCACAGAACTGCCACCGGTTGGGCAGAAAACACATTTGATGCTTTACTACGCTCTAGATTCAATGCTGGGTTTCCAACCATTGTAACTACAAATGTTCCATTAAAAAGTTGGGGTACGGTGTATGGCGAAGCTATGGGTAGTTTTGCATATGAAGCTTTCATTCCAATTGACATAATAGCTAAAGGAGATCGACGCAAATGAGGTTATCAATGAGTTACTGGAAAGCCATGCAACTGTTTCTATCAGAGACTGGTGTGCACGAAGTAGAGGTTAACTCTTCCTCTCTAAAGTTGCGCTGCAACTGCGGTGGGTTTAGTTTGCGTAAATCTTGCAAGCACATCCGCTTTGTTAAAAATCGTATGGACGATAATGACGGCGTGTACCCAACAGAGATTTCTAAAAAAGCTTCTAACTTAGAAGCAGTTATAGCAAATCAAGATCCAGAGTCCTTTAGAAAACTTTTAGTTACCTACGGCAAGATCGAAGTTTTGTAAAGATGCGTGGGGGCGACTTATCTAACGAAGTCCCTTTACGAATGGTGGTTACTTTAGATTGCATTTTAGATAAGCAACCTAAAGTTAAAAAAGTTCTGGGAATTCCTGTGTTTAGCGAAGAGTCTGTTTACAATAGACAGCAGTTGTCTTTTTTCTGGCGTCTTGCAGAAAAGCACAGCTACACCCTAGAATTGGTCGGGTTCGGTTACAGTCAAAAAGAGATGGATGAAGTTTTAGAGGATTTAGATAACCTCGGAACTAATCCGTTCAACTATGCGGTTGCTTACGAAGTAGTATCAGATTTGATTGCTGTTTTGCCTTACAGGCCAGAGCTTGTAGGAGTTGTTGATATTCCATCAAGAGGTCTAAGATACGGAAGCAAGTTTATAGATGTGGGGAGGCTATAGTGGCAGCAGATAATGAGTTGAGGTTATTGTCTCGTGCTGTTCGTACTCGAGATATTTCTCCACTACTAGAAGCCGGTGTAAACGACGATTGGTTTTTTGTTGATGAGAATAAACAAGTATGGAAGTTCTTACGTCAACACTGGACTAAATACCAAGAGGTTCCTACTGCTGTAACTGTTTTAGATAACTTTCCTACCTACCGTCTTCTTGCTGTAGACGACACTCTTGAATACTTAGTAGATCAACTTGTTGAGTACAGAAAACGTCAACACGCTATTACTGTTGTTCAAGATGCTTCTGAAGCTATTGCTACCGGGGATCACAACGCTGCCATTGCAGTACTTAGTCAAGGTGTTGCAAAACTACTTGATGAGGGCATCACTTCTTCAGGTGATATCGACCTAACAGATAACGCAACTAAACGTTTTGAAGATTACAACAACATAAAGACACGTCCTAACGGTTTGTTGGGATTTGCAACTGGATTTAAAACTATCGACGAAGCTACTGCAGGTTTACAACCAGGTCAGTTAGTTACAATTATTGCACCACCTAAAACAGGTAAGTCAGTACTTGCAATGCAGATGGCAGTCAACGTCCATAGAGACGGATTTGTGCCAATGTTCCAATCTTTTGAGATGACCAACTTAGAGCAGCAGCAGCGCCATGACTCTATGCGTGCTCGCATTGCTCACTCCCGACTCATTCGCGGGGCCCTGACCAAAGTTGAAGAAGAGCGTTATATGAAAGAACTTGAGACCATGGAGTCTATGCACAAGTTCTATCTAACCGACTCCGTATCTGCAATGACTGTTACTGGGCTTGCTGCAAAGATCGACAAGATCCGTCCTGACATTGTGTTTGTTGACGGCGTCTATTTGATGACCGATGAAGTAACGGGGGAGTCAAACAGTCCTCAAGCTCTTACCAACATCACTCGTAATTTAAAACACTTAGCTATGGCTAAGAAACTTCCTATTGTTATCTCTACTCAAGTTCTTTTATGGAAGATGAAGAAGCGCCAAGTATCTGCTGATGCAATCGGTTACTCATCATCTTTCTATCAAGACTCTGACGTTATCTTGGGACTTCAAAAACAAGATGAAGATGATGATACTTCCCGTGAACTACGTATTGTTGCAAGCCGTAACTGCGGACCGGCTACAAGTGATCTGCTATGGGACTGGGAAGAAGGGAAGTTTGAAGAGTATGGATCTCTATTCGGAATCAGCACCGTTTGATGGTACGCAGGCTTGCATATCTGTAGATCCGGAGATGTTCTTTCCAGAAGACTACGATGAGATTGGGGCGGCT